TGCTTCCATGTCCTTACTGCCGCTTGCCAGCTTTTCATCGGGGACTTTCCTACACACCAGCCTTTTGACTCGTAGTAATCACAGAAATGCTCGCCCTTAAGACTAAATCCTATGCTTTTGGCATATTCCGTTACTTCATTTGGACTTGGCCGAATCATGTTTAAGCTCCTTTTTTAGAAATCACCCTCAATGAATTGCCCGTTAAAAATAAAGCACATCAACTGAATCGTGAAAAAGTAGCCATTCACTTGCCAAATTGAATTCTTAAAAAACACCAAACCTTTTCTTTTTTTAAACATAGCTCTCCCTTTCTTTGCCCCCCTGCATAACCGGGATTCAAAGCGTCGTCTCTCTGTATGACTCTATTTCTTAAGAATTTAAGAGTATGCAGGTCGCAAGTTGTGAGAAAGGGTAAAAGCACAGAGCTTGCAGTTGGTCACTTTTCTTTCGCTTGATTTATTCTGGCTCAGCAAAGAGTGTTTGAACGAGGCCAGTAAAACAGAAAAGCCCCGCCGTCCCGAAGGATAGCGAGGCTTTCTGATTGTAACTTTGGCGATGGAAAACTTCCGGTAAACCACCGCCACTAAATGATTGTATGAAATCGGAAGTTTTTGGTTCATATTTTTATTTTTTACATTTTTGTAAAATGACTTGCAACTTTTTTGTTACCTTTCCGTATCCGAAACATCTAAATAACCATGATAACTCTCGATTGCCCCTGTGGCTCACCAAACTACTACCTTCGGTTCAATCCTCAACTTGGATACCAGGTCGCTTGTAAAAAATGCGGTCGGTCTGGTCCCATTGAAGATTCCCGAGAAATGTCTATTTTCAACTGGAACATAAAATACTGGGTTCCTAAAGAAGAACCTCTTCTTGATCGTCAAAAGAACCTTCTAATCCATTTAGCGCTGCTCTGATTGAAGAAATCCTTTCTTGCATATGTTGGATGGTGAAATCCAATTCCTGTCGATTAATTGCCAGAAAATACCCATCGGCGTTACTCCCCACAGGATATTTATTTCTCCTTAAGTAATTGACCATGGCTCGAACATCGGAACCTTTCACGTCTCGGCCGAAAGTTGAAAGATGGCTTTCAATTTCAATACTTAAGAGTGAATTGCCCGGCCCCCTCCCCCGCTGCTCCCTTTCTGTCTTTAAGAATTTAAGAAGAATCGGAGCGTAGCTTAAAAGTTTCGGGGAAAGTTTCGATCCGGTCTCGACATTAAATCCCGTTGGCATTGTTCCCTCCGTACCGATTATCTTTGCCCCAATGGTTCCCATTGAGTTCTTCCCATTTGTTTTTGCAAGTCTTACATCTGCGCTTTTGATCGCGCTTGTAAAAATAAACGTTTGAGTTGGTAAGTCTATGCCCCTTGTAGCAGTAGTCAGATTTCACGAATGGCCGGCCTATCATTGAGTTCATTTCTTTATCCAGAAAGCAATCGACATGAGAGCAATACCCAGAACAATGATTATGAGGGATGGGATATATCTGATAAAGCGCATATTCTCAATTTCAATTAATTTTAGTTGATGAAGTGCGATTTTTTCTCGTTCATTTAATTTTTTCATATTTCTCCTTTAAATTTACCGCCTGCGCATGGTACAGAACGGTCGGGTGAAGGAATTGTCGACGAGCCCTATTTCGCCGCCATGCCCCGTATCTGTGCCTAACCCCCCGGCTCACACAGAAATTAAAAAGCGGTTCTGAGCGAAGCTCTTTTTTTAGCACTCAATAAACGCTCGTACAGGCGCACATATTGAGATTCCGCTTTTATCTCGTTTAAAACAGCCTGATAACGGTCTGGATTAGCGTTAATAATCGCCTTGATCTCGGCCGCAGACTTATCACTGTCCTGAGCCTTGGTCGCGGCGTACAAAAGAGCCTCAACTTTCTCACGGTCCAAAGTAGCTATCCGCCAATCCTGTAAAGCCGAGGCCACAACATCAGGCATTGACTCCAAGACCGCTTCGATATTTTCCCCTTGAGGATGGTTCATACTTTCTCACCCTCATTCATAATGATCCAGCCGTAAACCGTGTCATAATGTTTCTTCTGGATCTTGGCTGTACCAGCGATACCCCATGTTTTCTCAAGAAATCCCAAATATTCATCCTTGGAAACTCTTTTTTCTTTGAGTAGTCTTATCAGTTCCAACTGCTCGTCGTGGCTTATCAATTCGTCCCCAGATTTGGCCTTAACAGGCTCGGGCTTCACTTCTTCAACTACTTTGGCTGCTTCGACCTTCTCAGGCATGATTTCCTCTAAGTCTTGGGTGAAGATGTCAGAGGCTGCGGTTGCGGTCAAGGTAGCGTCAACCAAAGCCCTTTTCTTGCCGATTTTAAGGGCTGTGTTGTAAACATCCGCTATATCTGGGTTTTCTGTCTTTTCAATCTTCTCGTGAATCCACCAAAGTCCGTCATCACCCTTTTTGGTGGTGTACCCCTTCCCTCCGATGAGTTGTAAAGCTTCATCAGACTTCCCCACCCGTCTTAAATCCCAGTAAGCCTTCGGAACCTGTACTTTCGTGGATTCTCCCACCCCTGATCGGTAGCGATACTTTGATTCCATGGTTGAGCAATAGCCCACCCCCTGACCCCAGAAACTACCTGTGTTGATGTGGTACAAAGAACAAGTAATTCGGAATTCCTTGTGATTGTTGGGGAGGTTGTTTTCGGTGATCTCGTATTTAGGTGCGAGCCTGAACATGAGCCCCAGTTTCTCAGCCCCTGATTTTAAGAGAGTCGGTTTTTTTGAATTCGTCCCGGGTATGATTCCGTAGTGCTCGTCTTGGGTCATTCCATCCCTCATCAACTGCTGGATGGCTTGAACTTGCTGCATCACTTCTTTGGGCGTCCATGCGGCGGGTATCGTCTGTAATTCTTGGTCCATTTGGTCCTCCATTTGTTTTGTTGTCAGGATGTTGCCAAATATACCGCATCGGTGTCAAGTCTTTTAAAAAAGACGCCCCGGCAGGAGGACCAGTCGCCACCGGAGCGCTCGTAATCCACCGAGGAGGTAGAATTACTAATTTGTAGGGGCTGAGGGCTTGATTATTTCAGAGGCTTGGTGATTGAATATTTTAATGACCGCGGCCAAGACCGCGGGGAGGCCGGCTACTAAGGCCATATTCAGTTGGTCCAAGTGAACCGTGACTGTGTGCGTAGCTTGGTCTGCCACGATACCAAAGGAGGCCAAGGCTCCTTGTTTGGCAAGTAACCATGCGAAGATTCCTAAGATGGCCCCACGAATTAACGATGGACCACCTTTTTTAACCACCACTTCCAACAACCATTCTCGTAATTTATCCATAACACCTCCTTAAATTTGCGCCGGTATTTCGTGACCAACGTGATCATTCGCCGTCACGTAGATTCCCGGCACATGGCGGGAGCGACCCGCCTTTAATCCCAATGTCCGCCCAAGTACCCTTTGGTCCAGATCCAATGCCTTAAGATTTCGTCAATGACGGTTCCCGCCACGTCCCAGCGCCAACTAAAAGGTTTCCTGAAATAGAAACCGAGCTCAGTTCCAGGAATCCAGTTCCCTTGATCGTCTTGCTTCTGTTGACGGAACCAATACCAGCGGTGATAACAGTCCGGGTCAGTCTTGATCCATCCCTTTTTTGACTTCTTTTGAATATTGCTGACGCCCCACATTTTCCCATCCTGCTCAAAAGGTTTGAAATTTAAGAATCGGGTTGACCCCGAGACTTCGGGAAGATACATTTCACTTCCGTCCAGACTTTCACATCTCACCGGCCCCCAGATTTCACCAGCTAAAATTGTGTAGTAGTCAGCTGTGGGATAGTCCATTATTTAGGCGCGATGATTTGGATGGAAGCTTTAAGACCCCAGAAGTAGGAACCGTCAGACCAATTCTTTCCGCCGTAAATTCCAGGATTGATGTCAATGAATGCTGACAGGGGATTCTCGACGGAATAATCAATACCGATAAAGGGCGAACCTTTATGGAATTCGCTCAAGACTCCGCCGAACTTGAAATTAATTTTAGCGTCGTCTTTGATATTCCAGATTCCTATCGGAGTTTCGGCCAAGGCTTGGCTCTGGTTACTGATAAAGTCGTAACCGTAAGCCGTGTCAACGCCTTTTACTACTGGAAGACATAGATTTGCTTTTCCCCAATCCGTGCAGAAAGTATCTGCATGAACCTGGCTTCCAATTAACAGCAAGAGACCGAACAATAACTTTTTCATACTGCCCCCTTAATTTTTCCCTTCTATTTTCGACACCCGGTCCTTGATGTCCTGCAAAATCGTCATGATCTGCTTAAATTGTTCGTTGGTGACGAGCATGGAGCCTCTTATCTCTGAGATTTCCTTGTTAAAAGATTCTCTTATTGAATTCGAATCCTTTTCGTGCTCGTCTTTCCATTTCCAAATGGCTTCAATTTGCCTTCTGTTTTCAACACTGCCACCATCGACAAGAACTCGCATATCAACTATTTTTTCCTCAAGCCTTTCCAATTTAAATTGATTTCGATACCAGACTCCGACGAGTCCGATAATGGTTCCACCCCAAGTAAAAAAATGCGCCGGCTGGATTTCCATTAATGATCGTCACCCTGCCAAAAACATGGAGAGGGCTTGGTCTCATCATCAATATCTGCATGAAAATGCTTGGGGGCCGTTTCCACCCTCCTAAACCCAGCACATCCAAAAGCCCACATGAGTTTTTCCCTCATGGCGGGGTCTTGGGGAGCACGGACATCAATTGCCATGCCTTTGGTATGAGCTGAATCCGGAACTCCGCCGATTTCTGCATTATGATCTGGTGAGCGATATCCGCAGGTCAAAACAATTGGTCCACCGAAAAACTCTCTCGCTCGATCCAATTTGAAACAAATGTCCGGCAAGAGCCCGAAAGTTTCTTCGTCTGTGAAGAATTTACACCTCGCCATTGTTCCCCCTATTTTTCTTTTTTCTTCTGGAATTGGTTGATGAGATAGTCGTGAATCATCTGGTTGATACTTTGAGTGGGAGAAATGGGAAGTTTCTTCGCCACATTCGCCATTCCAGAAGCAACTTTGGATTGAATAGCAGGATTGGTTAATTCTGGGAGGGCTGCCGCAGCTCCCAAGAAAGGGTGTCCCATCATTGCTGCAGCTGGTCCGGCAATGGCACGTACTGCCCCGGGGAGTTTTTTGATAAGACCAATAGCGCCTCTCACTCCCATGCCTGCTCCCCCTTTAAAATCAGAGCTCACCACCTTTTCAAGTGCTGATTCAATGGGTTGCATGGTCGAATATCCCAAAAGAGCCTGTTTGTATTCAGGAGCCAAATTAGAATCCTGGGCTTTTTCGGCAATGCTTTTCAGCATATCTTTCAAAGCGAAATAGGTATCTTTTGCGCCTTCGCTTTTAATCTCGCCTTTAGAGTCGAAAGCAAGTGGTCCATATTGTTCCTTTAGTTTCTGGATCTGGTTCCAGGTAGGGTTGTCGGACAAATTAAGAATGTCGCTGGCCCCCGCAGTATAATCTCTCGCCAAAGCTTTCGCCTCTCGATTTGCAGAACCTTTAAACTGTTCCGCTTTCTGGAGAAGATCGTCGATCTTCGACATATGAGTTTCGGGGTCGAGGTGAAGTCCAGCTTCTTCGGATTTGTCTGCGATCTCACCTATCTTTGAACCAAATCCATCCGAAAGAGAACGTGCCTTTTCAAGAACTTTGGCTTTATCCGTTCCAACAAGATCGTTTTCTTGCATGAATTTACCCAAGAAACTTCTCTCGGAAGGTGTCATGTCCCCAACGTTCGGAATTTCGGCGGACTGGATCGCTTTTCTCTCTGCGAAGTTTTCAAGTGTCCCGGTCTTTGGGAAAATCTTTCCTAAAATCCCGGCTGTCGCTCCTGAAATCCCGCCACCTACCACAGCTTGCTTAATGGCTTCTTTGGGATTCTTAAGAAGGTCTGTATTCCCTGCAGCACTCGCAGCACCCATGGCGGCGTTGGTAGCAATCGGGGCTGCTTCCATGGCTTCGCCAACTCCCGGAAGGAATAGAGGAGCTATGGCTCCAGTAACAGCTCCGGCCCCATAGGTTTTAGGATTCGCTGTCTTATCAATGTCTGTTTGCTTGTTCCAGTCTTCGAGGTTTTCAGAATAACCTTTGTCATTCATTAAGCCTTTGGCTACAGCCGCACCTTGACCACCGAAAGGAAAGTTGTTTACCGTGGCATGGCCGAAAGTTTCAAGTTTGCTTGGTTCTTCAACGACAGGATCAGATTGCCATGAATCCTGCCCAGATGAAGAAACTACTGGATCATCCTGCCAACTCATTTCTTCCTGCGCATTGTTCCGTCGGGGGCTTTATAAACTGTCCCGGGCGGAATGGCTTGGTGATTAAAATTACTTCCATTTGATCCGCCTACGCCTGTGACATGAGGCAGCATCCCAAATTTGTCCAAGATCGGATGCTCCGCCCTGTTTTTTATGTCAGATAATTCCGCTTCCTGCTGGTTATGGGAAACGGTGGCGTCTATCTGCATTTTCTTGAGCTCATTTTGAACTTGCTTGTCGATGATCGGACCCATTTCAGGAAACATCTTTTCAGCTATCGCCGGATCTTTTGTCATTGCATTCAATTCAGCAGGGGACATTTGCGGGAAAAGCTGTTTAAAAACCTTTTGATAGGCGGCTGCCTTCGCTCCACCCAAAGGAGAAGAACTGGTCATCCCTTCGAGTTTTTGTTTCTCTCCCATATTCTCGGCATTCATCTTTTGCAGGGTTGGGATGGTTTCTTTTGCCAAATCAGCGGCTCTATTCTCACGATCAGCAAATTGCTGGGCGAATCCTGGGTTCCCAGCCCGGGCCACGCCCTGCATGATTGCATCGGCAAACGTCGCCCCGCCCCGCGCCACCTTGTTTCCCAGGCTATTTTGGGTGTCGGCTATGTTTTTAAGCACTGCCGCTTCTTGCTCTGGTCCGTATTTATCCACCTGAGATTCTTGACCTTGGACATATTTCGTCAGAGGGTCATTTAATTCATCTGCATTCCCTGGGTGGGAATTTTTAATCCTCGCATCGTTTTCAGTTTGATTGCTTTCGTCGGCTGCCCCTGTGCTGGTAGAAACCGGAGAAAGTTGGGTCGGCGGATGAGGAGATTGAATGTTTGACCCAGAAGCAGCGGCGTTAGTCTGCTCAATGGCATCCGGTTGTAGTTTTAACCACTTGTTAAGCTGTTCGTCTTCGTCCTGACTTAAAGCGTTCATGAGTTTCTCCTCTGAGTCAAAGCTTCTAAAACCGAATGGACATCCTGCGGGTGAACTGGTGTTACAGGTGGTTTCTGTCTCATTAAGTGGCCAACAAACCGTTTAACAGCCTCAGGATGTGGGGCGATAGATCGAGGAACAACCACTTCCCCTGGGCTGAGTCTGGCATGAACCGTATCATTGACCGGTGAATCCCCAGGGACCGAAGGTCGTCCAGGAACAATGGCTCCATGGGCCGCAGGGAGCATATCTTCCGTCATACTCGGGTTGTAGCCTGGAGGTGGTGTTGAAGTTTGTGCTGTCGGCATCTTCCCAAAAGAACCCGTCGCCGTATTTATTGCGCCAGAAATTATTCCAGCGTTTTGTTGGCCTTGTTCTTGTTGAAGTTTGGCCTGTGCTTGGTCTGCCCCCGCAATTCCTCCAGCTTTAGTGATTTGATTACCGAAGATAGTTTCTGGAATTGCCGCATTGTATTCCGTCCGTTTATTCGCAAGACCCGTATTTGAATCGGCCACGTTTTGCTTGGTTGTCGTGTTGTAAACATTTGCAGCCTGATTTCTGTTCGCATTAGCCTCATTTACAGCTGTTCCTGTTCCTGCGTTCCATTGTCTTAAAGCGTTCTCAGCATTGGCCTTATTAGCGGCCTCGCTATATTGCTGGCCGTGCATGGTAGAAGCCAAATTTCCTTCGTTCATCATGGCTGCAATGGCGTTCGCTTCCGCTTGTCCCGCGGCCTGAGTGGCGGTCAAATTGGCATTCCGTGCGTCGTTCCCCGCTTCGTCTCTCATGGCCGCTTCGGCCATCAAAGAAGACGGGATACCTTTCTGGGCAAATTGGTCTGAGATAGCGGCGTTGGTTCCGTGGGTATTGGTTGCCACTTGATCCAAGGCGGAAGTTAACTGGGCCTTCATCTCATCGGTCATCCCTCCGCCTTCTGAAACGCCTTTAATCTTATTTAAAGCATCTGTTTCAGCTTCGGTTGTGGACGGATCGACCTTAATATCGTTGTACGCATTTCCTTGGACTAAAACGGCTTGGGCTTGGGCGGGAGTTAAGATCCCCGCTTGGACGTACTGTTGAAGTTCAGGAAGAGTTAAATCTGCAACTGTCGGAACAGGAATATTCTCAAAAGCCTTCCTCGCATCATTTAGAGCATTCGTCGCTCCCTGGGATTTATTCCCAGTAAATAAATCTAAAAGTCCCATGATATCTCCTTAATATATTCCTAAACCTCGTCCTGCGAGATTGGCGTCTCGTGTATTAAAATAATTTACGAAAGCTTGTTCATCTGGCGTTAAAGCTCGCCCACTTTGCTGCAAAGTATTGGCTGCATCTATATCTGCTTGACTTGGAGTAATAGGGATATTCTGTACTGATCCAGTGTCGGATGAATTTACAACTCCGGGATTTACAAAAAGACCAGGCGGAAGAATGCTTTTCAATTTATCCATTGCCGCTTTCAAATTATATTGAGAGACGTTCGGATTAAATGTGCCAGCTTGACTTGCATTGGATGGATTTAGCCATGAGGACAGATCATTTCCAGTCAGGGTTTGTAATGCAGCGGCTTCTGAATATTCATCGGGTGTCGCTACATTGGAGCGTGTGATTGTAGCTTCTGGACTTTGCTGTTGGAGATAATCACTCGAATTAAATGGAGCCAATATTGATCCATTCAGCTCCCCTAACCGAGTATTAAATACAAGTGGATCGAGAGAACGCGCGGATGTATTGTATCCCTCTATATCTGTCGCTGGATTAATTCCCATACTTTCAAAATCTTTATTATTTATATTTGAAAGAATGTCCTCAGGAGTAAGACCTGCTCCGCTTTTATTGCCAGTATTCCAATTAAGACTGGAAAGGCCCTTTGTAGAATCAAGATCCTGAAAATATTTTTTAATTCTATCGGCTCTGCTCTGTGCATCTGACAAAGTAGATGCTAAGCGAGTATCAAGTCCGGATTGAAATGTTGGAATGATTCCATTTGCACCCGTGAATTTGTTTCTAACATCTGCTGCTGTCTGGTCAGCAGTTTTTTGGGCTGTCTGCGCCGCTTGATCCGATGCGGTCACTCCCTGATTTAAATAATCTGAAAGACTTGAGAAAGGTTTGGCTGCATTCTGAACGGTCGTATAAGCCTCAGGACTTCCTTGAAGTAAAACCGTATCCAGAATATTTCCGCCCTTGGTTGCGTTCGGATTATTGTTCTGAAAATAGGTCTGAACACCTTCGGGAGAATTTAAAAGGTTCGCCTGTGAAATGGCTTTGTTCACGTTCGCATTGATGTCTCCATAAGCCCCCGTTGATTCAAAGTTCGCCGGGCCGGAATAGGTATCATTGTAAAGAGATTGAAAGGCTTTAACATTGTTCGGATCGGACACAAAGGCCGATGGATTTTCCGAAGCGTTTTTAACAACGTCAGGATTCGGAGCTGTGTACCCAGCCGTTACCTGATTTCCGAAATCTTTGACTCCCGTATCAATTCCAGTTTTTGTTTGACCATAAACGTCGTTCAAATTGCCTGCGATCTGATTGGCTTGTTGAGTTATCTGAGGAGCGTTTGCAGACAAATAGGCAGAAAGGTTCTGAAAAGGTTGGGTCGGAGTAGCCTGTGGAGCCGTTCCTTTACCTGCAGGAGCCGCAGCGGGTCCTGCACCTGGAGCGCTTGACGTCATAGGCATGGTTTGGGCCAATAATGGATTCTGTTGGTTTTGTTGATTTGGGTCTTGTTGATTTGGATCGAATGCCATCTTTATCTCCTCACCATATTAAAAGCGTTATGTTGTAAGTCATGTTTGGGACTAAACCGTAAACTGCTGTTACTTTCACCTGCGAACCTGTCCAAGTCCAATCGATCGAAGGGGCCGCAAGGTAAAAGGTTGTCTGAGCAGGATTGCTCGCGTACAAAATCTGGGCTGGTATTACTGCATTCGGTTTTCCAACGAATTTTTTAGGAGTGAAGGTAAAAGTATTTGTCTTGGGAGTTGGGCTCGCGTTATTTAAAACGTAGGTGTAATATTCGCCCGTCGTGTTCTGCATGAAATCGACGGCTTGATTCAACACGTTATAGATCGGTTCGGTGTAAAGATTTAACTGAGAGAGAAATCTTTGGAACCACGGCGGAGCGTCCTTATAATCTTCACTATAGAACCGCTTGGTGCTGGGGAGGTTAGTTTGAGACACGATTTCCCTCTAAGAACAATGTTACTTTCATGCAAATTTCTTTATTTTCAAGAACGCTTATCGCAATGTTGCATCGTTGGCAAACAAGTCCGCGAACGCGTTCTGTTTTATGACAATGCTCAACCGACAAAGATTTTTTTATTTCGTTCTGATGCTTTCCGCATACTGCGCACTTGCCTTCTTGTTTTTTGAAAAGCTCATTGTATTGCTCAAGAGTTATGCCGTATTTGTATTTGATCTGATATCCATGAATTTTATTTCTGTTCTTACGCTGATATTCCAATAGATACTCCTTCTGCTTTGGGCGTCTTTCTTCATATCTCTTTCGATCACTTATCCGGCCCAATTCTCTTGCGCGCTCGATGTTTTTCGCTCTCCATCGTCGCGTATTTATTCTGCACATCTCCAATCTTTTTATCGGATCTTTGTATGGCATTAGTGTGATCGCTCGCCCAGAATGTCGTAGAATCCACTAATTCCGTTGAGAGAAATATTCTGAAAAGCCTGGGCCATGGTGACAGTGATGTTCAACCAGTGGGCCAAAGTCGTATTCTTGGTCAAATAGGTATTGATCATCTGAAGCGGAACTCCCGAAACCCCGAAAGGCAAAGTCCCAAAAGGAAACGCCCCCCAACCTCCGCTGAAAACAGGAACGATGTCCACAGTTTCTAACGAAGGGAAAAAATCTGTCGAGAAACCTACTGTGACAGATTCAAAAAAAGATTGGCTGAATACGAACTGCATGACCGGGGAGAATCTCTTGATGAAATTCGGATATCCACAAGTCAAAGGTGCATAAGTTATGGTGGATGAAATCGGCTGGTAAATTCCAGCAGCAGTTAGCGGATACCAATTAAGTAAATCCTGGACTGTGACAGTCTTATTGACCGTGTCTACCGCTGTTATCACGCTCGACAACTCAACTGCTCCACTTCCCACATTTTGGGCCAAAGAGTAACCGACGACAGCGTTTGAAACGTCGTTCAAGGTGACTGTGTAAGTACTGACGGAAGATATCGTGACCGAATACTGCCTGTCTGCGTAATCTGTAAGCGTGAAGCTTTTCCGTTCTTGTAAAACTTGACCGTCGGAGCCGGCGAGATAAAGGAGATTGTCGTTTGGATTAACCACGCCCGCGGTTATGTCCAAGTCCCAACTCGTCCAGCTTTGGGTGATCCAGTTGTAAACATATTGAAGGGTTGAATGGGTGTCAGTCGTAGCATCCGCCAGACAATAGAGATATTTCCGGTCCGATTCATAAGAGACCGCGAAAGCGATTGAAGGAAAACTGGTGAAAAGAGAAGGAGCGGATAGCCTTAAAATATCTCCTTCGACGTTTCGGCTGGTAATCTGCGAGCCAGATTCAGTTACAGAAATAATTCCTTGAGTGGTGTTCGAGTAAACGGAATTGTTCAAAGTCACTCCCGTATCAATTCCATATTGAATGACCGTATTGTCGAAAGGAGTGACGGTTAGGGTGCTCGGAGAAGTACCAGTGATCCGATAAACCCCGCCTTGAGCCTCAACAATAACGGCGTCTCTTAATGCATAGACGCGGTAAATAGACTGGTCGCCACTTCCGACGAAAATAAGATTTACCGTCGGGACGGCTTCGGGTTGGTTCAGCTTTGAAACATACACTCCGTTTAAAACCGTGTTGTTCGATGAAGCAAAAGAAGTCCCGGAGGTAGGGAGCGCGGGACTAAAAGCTGTCGTGCGAGAACAGCGACCGTAAAAAACTCCATGACTCAAGTTTCTGGCTTTGATAAGAATTTGCCCAGGGAGTTGGGAAAATCCAGAAACGTAATAAGCGTAAAATTCCGTGTTCGTGGTATCTTGGTTAATCGCTGAGACGAGATTTCTTGCGGTCGCGTCAATGTTGGCCGACACTGTCCCAGAGGTATCAACTTTGAACTGCTGAATGGCGAAATTGTTATTCGCCGCTCCCGTGTAAGTATTGGTGGCCGTCCCAACTAACGAAATCGTGTCTCCGTTTTGAATTCCGTTCGGAGAACCGACAGATATCAAGTTGATATAAAACTGCTGGATGGTTGAGCAGTTGGCATAGAACATCATTCCCAAAAAGAAGCACATGTCATGTGCCAAGGGAGGAGGGTCGTTGGTCTGAAATTCGCCTTGCGCACCAGGGCTCGTGTAAAGAGTCGTGCCCAAGAGATTGTCGGGGGTAACGTCTGTGACCGTGATCGATTTGGCCGTGATCTGCCCCGCTGTCGGTTGACCCTGTGCCGCTAATTGAAATGTGTCACTCGGCGAAATTGAGAGAGAACCAGTATTAACCGTTCGGTAAATCCGATATGTGTAAGAAGTTGTGACTACGGATGGGATTGTGAAAGTGACATCCACGTTAACCGTATGTCCTGCGCTATTTGAAATCGTTGTCGCCATGGACGGATTCCCTTCAACCAAATTCCCGTTGGCGTCTGTGTAAACCCAAGTTATTCGGTAAGCACATTCACTCGAATCGCTTAAGAATCCAGTCATTCCATTTGCGGCCAAAGTTAAATCAAGGGCCGGCACTCCTCCCGCTGTGTAAGGTGCGTTCGTTATTGTGTCGATCTTGTAAATACCATTGTTTGTCGTTAGATAAAGGTTTTGATTTGCTTCAACAGCTCTCATCTTGTCGCCTGAGATAGCAACGAAAGTCCCAGAATAATTCGACCAGGTCCCAAGACCATCGGAATCGTAAGCGAGGCTTGAGGCGTGATGAGCGATTAATTTATTTTGGAAAGGAAATAGCTTGTAAATGGGCGTCGTTAAAACTGTTCCATATTGTTTAAACCCTCGACGGGTCTCTACAACTCCAGGCCGATCGATAACAACATTTAATGCCTCTTGCATCGCCCCAGGAGGATTTTTAGAAATGGCGTTGTTAAAGGTGTAGAGACCTAAATTATCAAGGTTTACCGCTAACATATCACCGAAGGAACGGGGTCCCCATGATCCCGAAGTTAAACGGATTGTTCCGGTTGACTACTTTCTTCGTAGCCCCTTGGACTCTTGGATCAACCAGTTTCAAGAAGTCTTTTGAGGCGTCTTCAAAATTCTTCTCAGCGAGTTGAAGTCCCTGAGAATCTCCCAAAGCCCTTGCAAGTCTCGCGGCTCCCGCGGCAATGAGCAAATCATAAGTCTCGTAGGGTATCTGAGGGATACAGCTCATAAGAGTGGGGCAGACATACATTCCAACAGCCAAACCTGTGGGGACTGAGCTCAAAGTAATTTGGTTCGTCAAAGTGTTGATGTTCGTAATCGTCGCGCCGTCGGAAATAGAATTGAACTGAGGAAAGTTTTGGATGATGTCGAAGGTTGTCGCAGTCGTCCAAGTAGAATCAAGATTGTCTAACGTCAAGACGTTACTCGCGATCACGGTAATCTTTCCACAGTTTGAAACAGCGGTTAAATTGTTTGGGCGTCTTAAATATTTCATACGAAGAGTGTAAGCCGTGGCATTCACCGCATTCGACGGATAGGGAATGACTTTGTTGTCCTGGAGATAATACCCGAAGGTGTAGAGAGGAAGTTGATAACCAAAAGGGAACGTGGACTTAATCTGTACTGGGGAAAGTCTGGTCAATTCAATTTCATTTCCCTGAGCGTCAACAAAGACAACGTCTCGAAGCATCGCGCCGGCGGATCTTTGCGGAATGGTGTAACTCGCCGCCCCAGTAACGGCCTGGTCGTTTATATTAACCCAGTATTCTTCCCGGACCGAATTAATAAGCGGAATGATCTTCGAGCGCATGGCCTTATCCAAGTGTTTAATAACGTCGTTATCTTGGAAAAGATTTTGCGACGTAGGCGTGATGTACTCATTTTTTACATCATCCACCATTTCGTCAACTGTATACCCCGGTGCGGCAGTCATTTAGACCATCTTTTTCTTTCTAAGAAATGGCGGAAGTGAAAGTTCTGACGAATCTTCCGCTTCAGGTTCGACAACTCCACCTTTATGATATACACAGCCACCTTTGCACAGAGCTTCGTCATGGTCGCCATCAGTGAAATCGTCCGCATCCGGTTCCGAACCTTTTGGCGCGATTGAAATCGTAATATCAACTCCCGCGTTTGCATCTTTCTTATCTCCAGGAAACATTTTGTTTGTTTCCATGTCGTCCATGTCCCCAAACATTTGGTCTAAAGCTTTCTGATGTGGATTCATTCATTTCTCCTTTTAGTTATCTACTTCTGATACAAGTCATGCGCCCTGATGCTTGCGGCGTTGTCCCTGAATAAACGGACAAATATTTCATGTAAATTGTCGTTGTAGCCGATAGAGATTCCCGGACATTGATGATGGTTAACGGAAATCCTGCTGTAATGTTTGCAGCTCCCGCCGTTGTCAAGCGCGTATCTCCCGAAGTAAGTCCAGTCGCTGAGTTCCCGGAAGTCTGAGAGATACCAGTGTAAAAATTCGTCGTTGTATTCCCGATGGTCTCTATATTCATCTGGGCCGAGCAAATCCAATCACCGGGAGTTAAACTAACGGAAACCAAATCACCATAGTTACTGTTCGTTGGGAAATTTGTGGTGACGGTGGTAGATGAAATTACTTGACCGACATAACCTGGCGATGCACTGTCGTTTGTATTGGTTCCCTTGATTGCCACCCCGCCAAATTGCATGACAACAATGGAACTTCCGTTCATGGTGAAGTCAGCGGAAGATCCGACAACTTCAAATACCGGTTGAGCGGGCCCAGTCGTTACAGATATTCCATTCTTGAAAAAGTTGATCCCGTTATAGGTGGATGTTGAATTGTTCGTGGTCAAACCGCTCAATATAGCTGGGCTGAAATTAGCAGCGGTCCCTACTGCAAATATTCCAGTCGATACGCTTAAGTTACTAATGACAGCGCTTGAAACATTCAATTGAGTAAATATTCCTGTCGAAATACTTAAGTTTGTCGCAGTCAAGCTGGAAACATTTAATTTTGTTGCAGTACACGTCGTGCAATAGAGATTATTTGCAGTTTCAGATTCGATGTTGACCACATAATTGTGGTATGTCCAAGTGGAAGGTATGTACACCTGAGTCGCAGCGTGTGACACCCGAAAGAATCCGAGAAGAAAAATACTGAGAAATATTTTCTTAAGCATCAAATCTCCTTAAATCTGCAAAAGTATGAACCAGTTTGTTCCGTCGCAAGCAACAATCGTCAATCCGAATGGAATACTTAACGTCGCATCCGACGCCGCTCCGTCAATCAATTCAGAGCCTGACCTGTGAAGCGTCATGTTGTTCGATCCCGCCAAACCTGTGATGTCTTTAATCATGAACCAAGTATTGGCAGCAGGCGTCGGAAGATTGAACGTGATTGCTGAGGTCGTCGTTGTTAAATAAGTCTTGCCCGTAGTTACTGTTTGAGGCGAAGCCGTAACCGCCACTGTCTGCATGAACGCAGGGGTGGTAGCCGTTACAGCCGCCAAGGCAATCAGTAATTGAGAAAGATTGCCTGTCCCTTGCGCCCAGCCTGCGTCGTTGTAAGCCGGTACGGTGTAGTTATTTCCTGAGACTGTTACTGCTGTTCCCATTTTTAAAACCTCTTTTGAGAATTACAGTCCGTGAGAAATATCGCCTTTTGTTCCGTCAGTTCCACCCGTCAAAGCTGATCCGACAGTGATCGTTCCGCCTGTCGAACTAAGAGTGATCAAGTTTCCAATGGTTCCGGGGTAGAGGCTGACAATTGTGACCGTTCCGCCAGAAGCCGAAGCCTGAATAACTTTGTTTATGGTCGTCAGAGCGTTAAGCGTTGCCGCAATGTTGGTCGCAGTTCCAGCATCCGTCGCTGCCGCTACGAATTGAACGGAAGTCGGAGCCGAAGCAACTGCGGTGATGGTTACTCCGCCCACAACCAGGGTATTTGTTGAAACAACGGACGCGCAAACAGCCGTTCCAGTGGCGTAAACTCCGCCTTGGATAACAAGCGTGTTTGATTTCCACACTCCACGGATCAAATCATTGAAAAACTGTTGGATTCCTTTAAGAACCCGCATATTTCCAAAGGCAGTCGAAGCCGTTGTGCTGTTAGAAGGAAGCAGAGTCGTCGCATTTACATTGTTGTTCGATTGAACAACCAGCGTCATGACTTTTACGCCGGTTCCCAAAGGAATTGTTGGTGCAGTTGTAGACATTTTAAATCTCCTTTATAAAAACTTTTGAAAAGTTCCCTGGTGGAGCCAGGTCAACGCCGTCAAGCGGACACTGACCCCACCAAGGACAATTCGTTAGACGTTCGTAATACCTGTGATCATGATTCCGTGCGCCGGCGCTTCCAGGAAGATGGCCTGGTTCGCGTAGCAACGAAGTTCATAAGCCGCGTAAGTCTGAGACTGAACGAAGAAGTCGCCCGGCATTCCAGGGAGCGTGTTCGTCACGTTCTCGACTGGACCCATGCGCATCAACTCGTCTTTCGGGAATATCATCGCTTCGGACTGGTGCATGAAGATATGAACTTTGATCGTGTTCACACCGTTCGGACCGAAGAACGACAATTCTTTAAACCCGTTCTCGCCTTTTTCGCCTTTGTAAGAGCTGTCGTAGATCCTCGCTCCAGCCTGTTCGTCTACGAGGTTCGCAAACGTGTTCGGGCTGACCAATGTGATCGAATCAGAATCAAGACCGCGGTTAACTCCCAAAGCAATGGCCGATTGGAGTTTTCCGAAAGTCAACTGAGTCGAACCGCAAGCGAAGGTATTTGACTGCCACAGCGAGTAAGTGCTCATGCTGATATTGAACAAGGTACCCGTGGTGGTTGCCAAGATCGCACGAAGACCCAACATTTGGTTTCCAAAAGATGAATTCCAATAGATGTCGAGAGTCGTTGAGCTCTGGGCTTGGAGAAGTGTCGTTCCCGCAGTCGTTCCGGTGACCGTCAAGATTCCGCCGACAGTCGCTGAAGCTGGAACTACGTTCAAGGACGTAATCGTGAAGATTGAATCTACCCCACTTGAGAGCAAAGTTCCTGCGTTGTAGAACACGATCTGGGAATTTTCCATGCCTGAGAAGATAGCTGGTGCCCAAGTGTTGTACGAGATCGTCACAGCGGTCACAGTGGCCGTAGGCGAACCTGCGGCATTTGTGGTTTGCTGAGCGATGCTATTACCAGCGGCGGGAGAAGAACCGCCTCCGTACAATAGATCGAGTTCTAAGAATTTGGAGGTTGCTTTGACCAAGTTCTTGACGATGAGGCTCGTGGCTTCTGCGAAAGACTGTTTTCCGCCTTTGGCAGCTTTGGCCGCAGCGTCATAAGCCAAGAGATCGCGATGAGTAATAGCTGAACCTTGAACCTGAGCGTCGCCTAACTGAGAAGCGATGGCGTTTACCAAGGTTACAACTCCAACACCCCAAGTCGCACCAGTAGGGAGCGCCAAGACGACGGGCTGATGGTATTTGTTACCTTCGCGCTGTTCTTTGGATACGAAGTTGTCCATTTTCAAGAGGATGTCCGATTCCGGTACTAAGTCCTTAATATTGTCGGCGTATACCTCTTTGTATAGGCCGTTTAAGGTAGTGGTTGTTTCGATAGATGACTGAGTCATGATGCGGTGTTCTCCTTAATTAAATTTCACGTCTTTTCCACCGGATGCCTATACCTCAGGGGCCGTTTCCTACGCGGGATGTCCAAAATTCGGAGTCCCGATTAAATCAGTCGATGATTCCGCGCTCCAAGTTTCTCATCCACTTCTTCCTTTCTTCAGGAGTTTTTTCTTTTTGCGCTTTACGTTTGACTGGAGTTTTATCCCCAATCGCAGGCGGCGTGTCTTTCTTTTCATCCGCCTTCATCAAAGCTTTGTTGATTGTCTGTGCCGTTTCACCTTCCATGAGGTTCAAGATGTTGTCCACAGTCGCTTTTCCCAAAATAGCTTTGGTCTGCTGGATAAAGTCTGCCTGGACCAGTTTGCAGCAGTTCTCAAAGTCAGGATGTTTACCAGCCCTGACATAAAGCCGGGCTTTTTCCATGACCTGACGAACCAAATAATCATCTACGGGAAGACCTGACTTGGTGTAAGCCTCGCCCAATTTCGCACGATAAGCTTCTTTGATCTGGGCAATATTTTTAAGTTCCTCAGCTTCTTTCTGTTCCTTTTCACGGCTCATTTTCTCATCGCGAAGTTTCTGGGCTTCGCTTTTCGCTTCCATTAACTCTCGATCTTTCGGGTCCATCATTGAAGGTTTCACTTCGTTTTCATACAGCCATCTCTTGACAGCTTCGACCAGTTTCGGTTTCTTTGAAGCGAGAATTGAAGTAATCAAAGCCTCTTGCTTGTTTTCGTCATATTTCAGGTCCGGATGGTTTAAGAGTTCAATTAATTGAGAAGGATCTTGCACTTTTGCCACGAAATTATTGAAAGCAGTTTCAAAACGAGCTGCGTCGGAAACTTTCTTTTCCAGACCAATAGACTTCTGGGCGCGTTCCTGTAACCAAGACTCGCCGCGTTTCTCTACTCTACCGTCTGGATATTTAATGTCATAAACCCGCTCGCCCGGTTTAGGTGCGTTCGGATCAACTGCTACTGGCGCCGATGCCGGCGCTGCCTCTGCTGTTACTGGTGTCGCTGCTTCTGTCATATAGTCCTCCTTTTATTTGGCCCAAAAAAAGGCGGGATCGCGCTTTTACACGCAACCCCGCCCTAAATCGGGTTACTCTCGGTAGAGTTTTAGGCTCTTTTCACCAGCCGCTAAGCTGGCACCCGTTTGGTTAAAACTTATTTAAGCTGAGACGGAATTCCACCCGTTGACGAAAACACTCCAGCCCATTGACCGCCAGTAGTTGTTCCAGTCGCGATAACAAGAAGCGTTACCGTACAATTCGTGCAAGTCGTTATTTGACCAGTCGTTGTCGGAGTAAGTGCCGACAATTGTGCAAGCGTCAAACCGAAAGTCGGAGGAATCGTGATCGATCCATTCACAGTCATGGAGCTTAAATTTGTCTGTGCCCCAGTAACAGTGAGAGTTCCGATGATCGTTACATTTGTACTCGCCACGACACTCGGAGTCGCATTTGCGCCAATCTGCAATACTTGGTTCTTCATGACAGCCGTGTCGTCAGGCGTAGACCAAGACCCGCCAGTGGACGTACCCCAGTTGTACTGATTTCCTGCCATCGCAACTTTGATGCTGATGAGCGCCAGACCCATCACAACTGCGATTAAGAACAACGGCTTTTGTAGCTTTTTCATTTGAATCTCCTTGAATTATTTTGAACGGAATATTGAAATCTGAGGCGGCGACTGTGTATTTGCAACAGCAAACATTTGACCTTCATAAGGAGCATTGACTCCGTCGGGTGTCCAAATATTTGCAGCTTGTCCTGCTGAAACGCCCGGAATGCCAAAAGAAGTTGATGTCGATAAATTGTTTGAAACGCTTGATATGAAGATCGTAAATGTCGAGGCGTTCACTATCCAAGTTCTCTGAACATTTGAGTCCTTGGTTAAAATTTGGGTTGGGCTTGCGGTCGTAGTCGAGAGAGTTACGGTTCTCGTATCTCCAGTCATTGCTAAAGACCAGTCATAAGGTCCCGCATGAATAAAAGTTGTGCAACTTAAAGCCACTCCCAACCAGATAAAAAATAATTTCTTCACTTCATTCTCCTTATGCAGCCACAGGCTGCGGCAATTTATTGGGTGAAACACCGTTTGGAACTGGCATAGCTGGCCTCACTGGCGCATTCCCACCAGGTGCACCAGGAGGCAGATTCGCCGGAGGGTTAGGCGGAGCGGGTGGAGGCAAGACAGGAATTTTGAGGAGCCCGCATATCTCTGGCGAAGCCATCGAAAGCTGTTTCCATCGTTGTTCACATTGCGAGACAAAATCTTGGACGGCTTGGATGACTTTAACATCCGTCCTCACGTCCATGCTTGAGAGTACCGACATCCCTTCCAAAATGAATAACGGGAAGTTGTCATAAGGAGAAAGGACCACTTTCTCACCCCGTCTCAGCATTTCTTTGATCTCAGTGATCAAGTTCATCGTGGCTTCCTCAGACTCTAACACCGGTTCCAAAGCCCCGGTCTCTACCACCTCGAAGTATTGCTGAGGGGTGATCAGTTGTTTCGCCAAGAAAGATTCTGCGATCTGGGTCCGGCCGGCAGTCGTTTGGGCCAATGGGTTTCCGTATCTCACCACGATTTTATCGATCTTATTTAACTTGGATTTATCAAACTTTTGCTTTGAATATTTGTTATTCGCACCCTGACTCATCCCGTCTCTTGACAAAGTCTTGCCTTCTCCCAAGTCTGGGAATGCGAAGTCTTGAAGATTGTGGATGGTCGCCGTCCCTACTTGCTCTGACAGTCTCACATAAGCTTTTTGGAGGTCTGAGTTAAACTGGATGGCGTTTGCAGTCATCATTGCTAACGCTTCGCCCGATACCTGCCCTTTGAGCGTAAGGTCTGGATTTCCTCGAACAACCTCGTTGATTCCTGCCAGCGTTCCCATGTCGGCAACACACTGTTTAATAAAACTAAACACCTCAGGCGGGCTTGAAGTAAGCTGCAAGGCCTCTGGTTTTCCATCTTTGCCTGCGATCGTTGCATCCCATTCGATGACATTGAGCCCTCCGTAAAGATTCTCCCAAGAGATACTTGAACCTTTAGCAATCGCAATATTCTGAGTGGCAAAAGTAAGTTGGTTGGTGACAATCGCAGAACAAAGCCTGTCAATTGTCTCTTGGAGTGGGAGAAGGTCAAAAGCTCTTGAGTAAGCATAAGGCGAACCCCAGAGCTCGCGGGTTGCCATTCTGTAAAGCGGGATCTCACGGTAGGGCAGTTCACCGTCCGCCAGAATGATCGTGTCGTCAATGAACTTGGTGAACCGGCCTTTGGGAACCGCAGCAGTCTTTTTGTGAAAGAAGTAATAAACGGGGATTATGTCGGAAGTTTCGTTGATCGTGTAAGTGAGCTGCGTATCACCCAGTCCATTGCCAGCGAAAAGAGACACGATGTCGTCAGCCCAATCTGTATACTCAGCGGCCACTTCAAACTTATTCTCCCACTTCCTAAGGCAAATCCAAGAATGTAATTGATGAGCAGGCAAAGTAGTATCAACAATGATATCAAACGGACTCCAGACACGATATTCATTGTCCCCTTCCTTTATTTCTTGATTTTCCCCCGTTTCGTCCTGCTTGTAAGCAATGGTCTGTCCCAGATGCTTGTTCCAGAGTACTGAGACATAAGACTCTCCGAAAACGCATGACATTTCGGTCGCGTTTCTAAGTACCCCGTCCAGATCCATGTCTGACCGGTTTGCATAAGCGTATAGGATACCTTTGGCAAGTTTAATCTGGTCTTGTGCTTCCGAGTCTGTGACAGTCGCTTGGGGTTCATAGGCCAGTTTCTGCTGACAAACCATGTTCACCATGTGAGTGATCAAGTTCGCATAGTGATTGACGTACGTGTTTACCAGCTCCCCTTCTTGACCTGAATGGTAGAGAGCGCCCTTGAGGATAAAACCCTGATAAAACTTGAAGTACGAATTTCGGTACAGGTTTACTCGTCCCGTCCGGTTCATTTCCTTGTAATACCCTTCGATATGATCGATCAGTCCGGATACGCAATCGGAAACCTCCTCATCGGCGGCAAAGTATTCTTTCGGCTTCTTGGACTTCTCTAAACCTATTGAGGAGATTTATCCCCTCGGGTCGGGAGATGCCCGTTTGTTGGATGGACGGGAGGAAGGCGGGAGGCGAACATACTGCCCTTATTAATTGATGGATCCGCTGATGCTGGCCGAATCTTAAAAGTTATTTGGCTTTTGATGAGAGCCAATGTTTCTTCCAAGAATTGCATTTTCTCGTTTATCTTTCGGAGTGCGTCAATGGTGTCAGTTACAAACTTTTCGTGTATTTCGAGGAGGAGGTCGTGGCGCTTCAGGAGTGCTTCGTGTTCGGAAAAAACTTTTAAAACGTCGTCGGTAGACATCTGCTCTGGGAAATGTTTTTCAATCCACTGGCCTACACGTAACGCAATGTTAATTAAAAATCCTCCACAGAAAATCTCTGACCAATTTCGTGAGGCTCGGATTCAACTGTTTCTGAATCTGCACGTTTATACCATGAGTTGATGTTAAAAGCAAGGCTTGCCTTGGATTTTGCAAATAAATCCAGTCTTTAAAGTCTTTTGGCGAAAGATGAAAGATGGTTTCTTTGTCTTCCGGATACCACAACATTGAAAGCTGTGAAATCCTTCTTTGCTCAATGGGAGTCAATTCCCTTAACGGCATCGGATGTCCGACGTCGTTATAAAGTGGCATTACATTACTACCACAATTTTCATGATCTGCCGGTTGACAAGATTGACCACCATCCCGCGGGAGTTCGCATCAGTCAAAACATTCCTCTTGCCCTCGTTGTCCAACTGAACCAATTCCCAAAGACCCTTAAAAGGACCGTTCCTAAGTACCCGGATTCCAAAAAGAGCGTCGTATCTGATCGGTTCAGCCCGTCTTTCTAAAACTGGTGGGACTGGTGTTGCGAGTTTATCTTGAATAACCACTGGAGTTAGAACAGAAGGATAAAGTGTCTTATCTCTTTCGCGCGCCTGTTGTGAAAAATCCTTCGGCTTATTCTTTGCTCCAACCGGCCTACTCAAGCTGGCGTCCCGTCTGGTTTGATAAGAGGGGAGGCTTTCGGAACTGGGGGCGGAGGGGGGACATTCGTCTTGTACTTCTCGCGCAACTTCTGAACTTCGTCTGGACCGATTTTGTCCAACAGTTCCTGGTGAAGACCCTGAAGAAATCCGGCTCCTTTCAAAGCCCCCTCTGCAAAACGTAAAGGCATCGTGCAGTTATTGAGTGCGAACATAAGCTGTTCAATGATTAGAATCGTCTGCTTCGCATTCTCTATCCCTTGTTCTTCTGCTGTCAACGGCTCCGGCGGTAATCCTAAGTCAACCATTTGGCCTCCCTTGAGTTTTGCGCGTCGTCGAAATCTTCTTTCCAATGCTCTTTGAGATCGTTCTCGCGCTTTGATGTTTTCCACGAACTTCGTTCGCATAAAATCTACTTTTGTCCTTCGCTTCCATGAAGTTTGACATCACTTGGGGGTAAACCATGAAGTAAAGATACTGCGCCCCGTTCTTCATCGTGACTGTCATTTGAAAGTTTTGTGGATCGTAAGTCACCAGCTGCAGAAACTTTGAGTCCCCAATCGGCATTTCTGTCTTCTTTGATGGTGCTTGAGCCGAGGCAAATGCTGGATGTTGAATTACAAGTGCACACACTTAAGCCACCCTCAAGTAAGCAGGAACCTTCGCTTTGTATTGTTTTTCTGTCATCCCAACTATCTTGAGCTCGCCTTTGATATGCGCTTGATAGCTATGCCCACACTTGCAACCTTTTAAATCTTTCCTGAATTCCTTGCATCCACATGACTTTAATATGCAAAAGTTTTTCACGCTGCCCTCGTTCGCCAATCTTCAGTAGATCGTTTGATCTTCTGAATGTGCAAAGCTTTTCTCAACTCTTTGTAGTTCTTCGATTCCTCTTTGCCCGGCGGGATACTGTGGGTCTGCTCACTGATCCCAAAAGTCGCAGGAATCGGGTTTGTTTGCTGGTCAACGTGCCTGACTCCATAACACATGGCGGCAAGTCCATCAAAATGACCATAAGTAGCCGATCTCGCAAACTGTTTCTTGCTCTTGTCCCAGATCCCATTTTCAAAACAACCGATAACATATTTGCAACGCGGATGAATATACACCCTTCCCGCATTAACCCAAAGCCTTAATTCGTTTACCATTCCAAAATCTTCATCTGCTACGTTCGAGTTCAACACCCCTTTGGACGTCGCCATAAACGTGAGATTGTGTTTGGGACCGGATAGGTCATTCAAGATGATCAGGTTATTGTTGTCGCCGATCCTCCGGTACATCTTGGTATAGCCAAGACTCTTTTCCTTTTCCTTCGTTCGATCCGCGAGAATGTCGGTCCTGACCTGGTCCCCTTTGAGGAGTATCTCGTCTTCAACCACCATGCGAGCGTTCCTAAAATCATAATAAGCAAAAATGTTGATAGTGAAATCCCGAACGCCCGTATCCAAAAACTCATATTTGTGGAAAAAATCGAAGTACCTGTCATGAGCCACCTCCTGAACATATTTTGAGGAGTCCCATTCAGGAACAATGAGACGGTTTGTGTCCACTACCCACTTACACAAATACTCTCTCTGCCATGCCAAAGGGTCGGTGCAACGTCTCCTCTGTTCTTCTATCTTATGTTCCGGGATGTCTGAGTTCAGGATGTCAAAGGTCGCCACACATCCGGCTTCCTGGGCTTTCTCGTAGTACTTCTTGCAAGGGTGGTTTGGTACGTCGGGAGGAGTGGTCATCATGATAATTCTTGGGGTCGAAGCGGTGCGGATGAACATGGGGTTTAAGATGTGCTCAATCACGTAGTCCAGGGGATAGCTATCGTCCTCGTCCCCAAAGAAAGCGGCTTCGTCAATCAGAACCAATATTACTTTGTGGATACCCCGTAAATCTTCGATGTGACCCTTTTCAGCTGCGCAAAGGTGGACCCTGATGCCGTTGGGAAATTCATACGTAGAATCTTGAGCATGGAACTTTGGCTTATAGGCTTCGGGACAGTCTCGAAGTATTTGTTCAAAAGTAGGCTTAACAATTGTTCGGAGTTTCTTAAGAGTTCCTGAAACGATGAGGATACTTCCTTCCACTTCTTTTCTCGCTGTTTCAATTCCAAGTATCGATCCAAGAAAGGTTTTGCCAAATCCTCTGTGGCAGAGCAGGAAGAATATTTCTTCCGCTGGACTCCGCTTGATATGGTCATAGGCTTCTTTTTGCTTCGGCTCAAGCTTGTATTTGAGTCTCGCCTGTTCCCATGCGTACTGAGTCACTTCCGGGCTTAGGGTTATCATTCGCCTCCGCTTTCGCCAGTTCTCCGTTTACATCCAAAATCCTATTCAGTGATTCCTGGGGTGTTGCAGGTAAAGAAGGCATTTTTGAAATTAACATCGCCATTCCCCTTAATCCCAATTCAACTTTTTGACGCGCTGGCATTTGTTCGTAGTTATCAACCACTAATTGATACCACCATCTAATGTCATGCCATCTGTGGTCGGTTGCCCCAACCGGGCGACCACTCCGATTTATCCTGGAATCATCCGAAGTAAATGGTTTCCCTTTACCAGGCATTTATTTGGGTGTTAATACAGACATCGCCTTAACCTTCCATCATCCTTAACGGTTTGAACTTCTCAAGCACGAAAGTGCCTGATGGTAAATGCTTATTCTCGTGTACTGGTATCCCCAAGAACTTGAAACGTCCATCTATTTCGGGGTGGAATAGGGATTTGCTTTTGAGGTAGGCGACAAACTTGGTGAGTGCGATTGAACTCATGGTAATTCCCAGGGGCAGCGGTCTTTGGACTCGGGCGTCCTTCATGAGCATTGTCACCATCTTTTGAATGTTTCTTTCAACCCAGTCTTGCTTTCTTTCTTCGGAGGGGATGATGACGCTTGGGTTCAATTTGTTTCTTCCGCGTCTGGAATAAATACGTAACCGCTTGGGTCCACTTCTGCCGGCCAGTGAAAGGTGATATTTTCAAGTCCTTTCGCCAACCCTTCTTTGAAATGATTGGTTGCGTCTTCCATGCTCACAAAATATTTCTCTGTTAATTCCCATCCCGCGCCCGGTTTAACTTGGTAGAGCGCCTTGAAATAATGTTCGCCTGCGATGGTCCCCAACCTCATGCAGCCTTTCTAACTTTTTTATTTTCCAATTTCAAGTGCGCTTGATCAATAATTCTTCCACACTTAGAACACAGTCTAATCATACACTTGTAAATTTCAATGGGTTTGTTTTTCTTCTGGTCGTAGGACCATTCAAAATACTCAGTTCTTAATTTTGGATGTTTGCCGAAAAAACACTTAAACAATGTCTTCCCCCAAAGATATCCCCGCGTACATAATTAAGAATGGTTCCAAGGGGAGTCTGTATCTTAATGTCGTATCAAATATGGCGTGAATGATTGTGAGCGTCAGAAAAAATCCAATGATTGGGAAAGATTCTTCGTCCACAACTTTTAAGAATCCGAGGAGGGCCAGACAAAACAGAACGCAGTAATAAAACCCGAGTATCACCCTTAAAAGAATTGGGTAAGGGGCATAAGGCCACGGCCTCCAATATCTGAAAGCCTTGGTGACAATGGTCCCAAAGTATTCAAAGGGATGCTCTTTGATGTAAGAGACTGAAATCTTTTTCAAGAATTCGTTTCGCTCGATCCAGTGGTCGTAGTCAAAGTTCTTTGTTATCTGGGCCACTTCAATCATTCTATTCGCTCGGTCTTTTTCGTGCCTTGCAATCCCCAGGTACAAGTCCTGCCCGCCCTGGGCAGTTAGAGGAATAAATTTCCCAGTCATATCATGTATCGCCCAACCTTTAAACGTCACCATCCCCAACCACATGAAAGCGATGAGAAATAAATGTCTCGGTTTTTTCCTTTGAAACCAAAGACACAAAAGAAGAATGGGCAAGTAAGCGATGAAGATAGACCGAATAAGTGTAATCACTCCCCCAAAACATCCCAAGAGGTAAGCCGTCGCCCCGGTCATATCTTGGGTCAGAAGAAGGAGAAAGAATCCCATTTGGAAGAATAGATAAAAAGATTCGCTTTGAAGGTGGGGTGAGAAGAAAATGAGGGCTGGTGAAACTGCCATTAAGAAACCCGTAAACCACGAAGCCCTTTCTCCCGAAAACTTCTTGGCGAGTATCATGGTTAAAACTACTGTCGCGGACGAAAAGAGGATATTGCAGATCCTAAGTGCCATGTAATCTGGGAAGCCCCTTAAGTAAAAGACTGTGGCGCAAAAGACCGCATAACCTGGCGAGACGCAGTAAAGAACAAGTTCCGAGGCGTGATGACTCCAGCCCAAGATATACTGAGCCAAGTCAACGTAAGGGTCGTAACTGAAAATCTTTTCTAAATTATTGGTCGTCCAATACCAAAGGAAAGTTAAGCGGACGATTAAAGCCAAGGAAAATAATGAGAGGTATTTCTTCAACGCCTCCCCCACCACAGGTTTATAACCTGGAGGATGGCAATAACGATTAGCAGAAATCTATCAATCGAGCTGTAATAGTTCATTTATACCCCAATGCCCTGTTTATTTCGTGCTTCATGGGTAGATTAGATTTTATTTTTCTCTTTTTTGGTTCTTCTTGAATAAATTCCCAGCCACAGCCTGAACATTTAATGCCAACCATTTTATGCTCAAAACATTCAAGACAAAACTCAGGGATTAAATCTTTTCTTAATCCCGCTCTTGGAATAGAACTCATTTAATTTCCTCATGGCACCACGGATACTCGCTACAAACTACAGCAGTTATTCCGCTGATTAGTTTTACGGTTGTTGTGGCGGGGCGACCGCAAAAACAATTCACAACAAAAACCTGTAAATCAACCATCCTATTCCTCCGTAGAAACATATGGAAATCGAGATAAAAATAAGACATCCGATTATCCCAAGCTCAAATTCTTCCGGCTTTTCTTGTTTCATCGAAAGAGACTTTCCGTCCCAAATTACGTCGTAAGTCATGCCATCCACTCTCACGCGCTCTCTCTTAAAGTTTATTGGTGCGGGAGAAAGAGTCTGAATCATCAGAAGCAGAAGGATTAAATAGCTCATGGCCGCCCGCAGAAGCAAGTCATTCTGATTCCAAATGCTTGCTTTCTTCGATAAGTTGATGGATGCAAAAATATACCCAATCTTGTTTTTTCATCCGCTTAAATTTACTTCTTTTGTCGGCCCCTGGATCGCAAAGATTTCTCGTAATCTTAATAGATGTTTTTATGACTTTTATTTCAAATTCATATTTAGTCATTTCACCACCGGCAAATATCTCCATGCGACAGGGTCAGCGTGGTGCATTTCTTCACCTGAGAAATACCATGCGATTGCAAAGATTGAAAGAATGAAGATGACGAAGATCAGGGCGCGGTTCACGGTTTACTTACTTTCGATAGAGCGTCTTTGGCTATATGTATTACGAGTGAATAATGTTTCATATTTCCACCAATAAATTCCTGGTGCTTAATGATGGCTTCCAGCGCCTCTTTCATAACCGAGTTCTGGGCTTCAAATCTTTCCAGTTTTTTTCTTTGATTTTCCTCGAAAATGCCACAGGGAATGTGCGTTTTATCGCCAATCAATTCGGCTTTAAAGCGTTCAACTTCGGCTTCGAGTTCCTTGATTCTCTCGTCACGCTGAGAAATCTGTTTAGATAAAAGGCTTGATTCCAAATCGGCGGCTACTGCACAAACTAAATCCTCATCAGCATGCACAGGACACTTCATTCATCCCTCCCAGGGGTACGGTGAGTCATTCTTAAAGGTGGTTTGATTTCAATGGGGCCATCTTGACCATACATAAAAATATAGTGCTTAATTTCTTTCTCGGCCTCTTTCCGTGTTGGAGCGATAACAGAAGCCACTACAATCCCGTCTTGTATGAGATCATATTTGTATTTCATTCCACTTTCCCCTTCCCGCCAGGGGTGCCTTGGATTTCTTGCCAAAGCTCTAATGCTTTTTTGGCGTGTGCGGTTGCGTACATCCCGTCATCTTCATCGAGATATAATTGTAGCGCCTTGACAATTGGCCTGAACCGTGAAACTGCGTCCAAGAATCCTTTGGCATTACACTGTGTGGCATAAACAACTTGTGGGGATTTCCCGTCCCAGTAGCTTGATGGGTAATTAGTGCCAATTATTTGCTCCGCACTTTTCACCGTCATCTTCGTTTCGCTCATTTGGAATCACGCGGTAAACATTCGACTTCGTAAATCGCAAAGTCCCAACCATCACGCATAATGTTGGCGTGAAGATTTGCCTGCTCACATTGTTTTATTGCCGCGATAACTTCTGTCCTGCTCATGGTTTTAAGTCTCCCACATCCACACAAAAGCAACAAAGAAATGACAAATATTGTTCTCATTTGGAATTCTCCTTCAAGAGGCGGATTTCAAATTCAATATTGCTTGATGATTTCGCCGCGCCAGCATCATAATCCCCCGCAAAGCCTGTGTGTTCTTGGAATTCCTGGTCGGCTATCTTTATACAAGCTTCAATAACCTCTTCCCTTTCTTTTCTTAATGCTTCGGCGATCTTTTCCCTGGCCTCACGCCAAAGACTTCCGTAGTATTTTTCTTCTGGGAACATTTCCCTCGCTCTGAGTTCGTGGCGGTCGGTCTTATCCTTTTCCATTGGTTCCTTTTCTTTGTTTTCCTTTTTGGTGGCCCCAGAAAACTTTTGAGATATAACCTATCCATCTACACATATTCTCGTCTTGCTTGACCCTGAATAAACCACAAAGTATATGCGTCATTTCGTGATAAAAAGAATCAATGAATTCACTGTCTGCCTGTCGTCCATTCAAGAACACCTTAAAAACACGCTCTCCACTATCTTTACGAACACAATGCGTTACATACCCACCCAAAAAATCATGCTTCTCTCTGTACTTTTCCTTGAATCGTCGAACATCACGTTTTTCTTTTTTCCCGACACCGCCAACTTTTACAAGTATTTGGAAAAACTCTTTCTTCATACTCCCCCTAATCGCGTTTCAAGACACATCTGAGTGTGCTTATTTTTCTTTTGTGAAATTGATAATAACGCTCGGCCAAAGCCTGAATGTCTCCAATGAAACCACTCCGGCCACAAGTGCAAAAATCAACACAATCACAAGGGTCGAGCGGGTATTTCTTTTTCACCGCAGAATAACATTCATCCTTCAAAGCACCTTTCAGAGTGAAATATCTGCGTCCGCTGGATGCTCTGTAGACTGTGGCTGTTTCTATTCTCATACTCCCCCTAATCACCTTTTCCATGGGTTCCTTTGAGAGCTTTATAGTTTCTGCACCAATCAAAAAACTTGAGCCATTCTTCCATGTCCAGATAGCCAATAACGCCGCCAGATCCAGGTCGATATTCATCGGTAATCCACTTATCTTTCCCGACCCAGGCCGCCACTTCAGCATTCCAGGATTTATAGCCCCCATGTTTTCTTTCTTCCTCTGCCGAAAGAGTTAATGGCGCATCGTAATTATCCCCATAGTTCGCTGGCCCAAATTGAGTAGAAAGCGTAACTCCATTTGGAAATGTGAGATGGAAACCTTTATTGCCGCAAGCCTTGAACATACTCCCCCTAATCGCGCTGGGCGATGGTTGATTGCTTCACTGCGACAATTAAGTATTGCGTATCCAATTTCCATGGCTTCAAAAGATATTGGCTGTATCCAAGCGTCACCGTTTCTTGGGAAGCTGATGCAGATTGTAATTTTTTAATTACCAATGGATCGCGCACGCTGAAACAAAACTTCTCTGGCGTGGTTGTTTGCGCCCCCTTAACAGTCATCAAAATCTCACCCTCCCAGCTTTTCCAGATTATTCCTTTTTGGCTTAATTTATTAACAACACCTGTTCTTTCTCCCTTTGAATATCCTGGCATTACCCCATTTGGAGTTGAAAGCGCAGGAATGGCCATAGCGGCCAATATACCTATGATTGCGACAACGATCATAAGTTCGATGAGCGTGAAACCTTTATTCTTCATATATCCACCTCTCCCTGTTTTTGTGAGTCAAAGTAAATGCTGTGGCCTGTTTCATTTTATAGCCGATAATGATTCTGCCAGGGATCGTCAAACAGGAAATTCCCACAGTCCACGGCGTCCTTCGCACAGCAAATTCATTTCCCCTTTGTGAGTCTAACTACTAATCCTCTACTAATTCGTGCTAATTAGTATTTGAATTCTTCCTGCTTAAAGTTGTGCCGTGGCCTTGATAGGCGTCAAACGTGGCGAATATTCCAGTCCACCATTCGGGACTCGAACCCGATGAGTTGACAAAGCATCACCTTTCACGGCAAGCCGAAAAGGACTTATAAGGTCGGTTCCGGCAAATCTATGCCCCTGCTCTCAGCACGTGGCCTCTCGGCATTACTGCAAGTCTTACGAGGCAAAATTATTGCTGGTGGTTGGAATTTAACCAACTTGGAGTCTCATATCTCTTCCTTGGATTCCCCGTAAGTTGCGTATTGGACGGAAGTCGCACCCTTTTATAACGCATTGACAACTTGTGTGTTCACTCCACACCGCACCAGCAAAAGTTATGCCCCTATTTCATGCGGGGCTTGAACCCGCAACCCATGTTAAACAAACCACGCTCTGTTACTTCTCCACGTCCCAACTCGTCAGATGCAGGACTTTGAGTTAATGAAAACGGCCACCTTACGGTGCCAGTTCGGGGCCAGCAATACATCCCTTCCTTTGGGAAGTTTGGTACTGCGTAAATTGGAGCCAGTGGGTGGATTTGAACCACACTTTGGGCGAACCATGTCTTAGTTTCAGGAATCACGTTCATTCCTCACCGGCAAATCTATCTCGCCCTACTTCTCTTGGGCTTTCGTTTCTTGAGACAATTCTTACAATTTACGTCTGACCATTTTCTTGATTCACATTTTTCATGCTCAGCGTGAGTCCCACAAAAATGTCCACTCCAATCGTACTGTGTAGCTTTGTGGGTTTTCACTTTCGTTTCTCTGGTAGAGGCGGATATTTAAAATCTCTCGATTCCGTGACCGTTTGCTTGGTTCCACACCACCCACAGATTCCAATATGAAAGGTTGATAGTCCGCCGCGATGGTTTCCGTACTTCTCGCCGCACTCAATACAAATCCAGTTTGGATAGAGTGGGTATTTTCGTTTCATTTCTTCCTCGGATTTCGTTTTTTGAGACAGTCGAGTTTTTTTCTTAATTTTCTAATTTCCCTGTCTCGCGGCCTAATCTCATCTCGAATGGCATCATGCCACGCATCATAGCCCCCTCTAAAATATTGGTCTTGGAGTTTTTTCTTCAAATATTCGTCAAAAGTTAGGAGCTTCACTTCTTATTCCCCCGTCTCATCGGCCCAGCGTTCTTTTGCTGGGTCTTTGCTTGTTTGCGGCGCAGGGTGTCGTTGACCTGTGTTTCAATATAAATTTTCATATCATTCCAATTGTCGAAGAAAAGATGGGAATGGATCCAAATCTCATCCCATTCCTTTCTTGTTATTTTGATGGGGCGGGTCATTTCGCTATATCCACCCAAGTATCATCGACCAAAATGCTCATAATAATTAATCCGTGCGCTTGCCACAGCAACAGTTCTGGATAAGAAGCTGGAAAATAAAATTTCCTATTAGCTAAAAACTTCACTTGCCATCCCCCTTCAAAGCCTGTTCTTTCTTAAACTTTTCGTCTAAATATTGGATGAGTGTTTCGACTGTGACCATTCCAAAATTAGGATCGGTTAATCTTGCTATTTCAAATAGTCTTTCACTCGGAAGTTTCACTGGCGCGGGGAGGTCTTTGAGTTCCCATTCTCCTTTTGCTTCTACAATTGTGTTAAGCCCGGCCCAAACATAACCATCTGAAATCGCACGTATTTTCAAATAATTTATGAAGTAAGAAAGCTTTGCTTCTCTCCCAATATGCTCCTCTTTGATCTCGTCTATCATCATTTCCTATTCCTCCAAATCAAAGTCCCTAAAGAAAAACCGCCAATAGCACCAATCAAAAGATTAAAGGCACGTCTAAAAACTTCTTCCCCAACTGTCGTTATCCAAGGCTCACCCAATCTCTCTATCATCATTGATGGGACTCCTTCATTTGTAAATTTCTTTTCGGCGGCGTTACCAGCCACCCATAAACCAACACCCAAAACATTGTCCCTGCTATTAGCGTGTAGAAGAATTTCCAGTTTTTCATTTCGTCACCTTTGATAATATGGGTTTCATATTTCGGATTTCACAAATCCCTTGCTCTTGATAGTTTGGTTCGACACATTCAAATCGTCCTTGCGGAGCGTGTTCGATGAAATCAATCATTTTTTTTCTTGTTTCAAAGTTTTGTTGGCGGCGGTAAACTTTAAAATCATTATTGAACTGACTTTCAATTCCACTGGCCCGCACAAAGAAAATTTCCCAACTTACCGTGAAGATCATCAGGCAGAGAAGGTTTTTCATCTAAAAATTGCCCTTACAGCATTAGCTAACCAGCCACCGAAACATATGTAAAGGATGATGCGATCCCAGACGTAAAAATTAGTTTTCATATTCCCCCTCATGTGTTGAACCACCAGCCAAGTCTGTGTAAATATTCCATGAATTCTCCTGCGTCCGGAGTTTCCATGGCCCATTCGTCTTCAAAATCGTGGCCGGCAGACCGTTGGTCTTCCAAATTACCTTCTTTTCCCGAAAATCATTGGTTTCTTGGCTTCCATGTCACTCCACAATCCCTTCAGTCCTGCGTAGATTAACGCCAGATCGATCTTTTGAGGGTTCTTCGCCCGGAATGTCAATAAGTCGAATTTTCGTTCACCTAATCGAATCCTGGCGAATTCCTTGTTCTCTTCCGGGTTCTTGGTGAAAAAATCGTGACATTTTTTGCACATGGCGAAAGCGTTCTCCAAATCCCACCGGACTGACTTACAGCCCCTTCCGTAAACATGACTGCAATCCAAATATGCCTTGTTATCCTCACAGGGGAGTTTGCACCTTTGACAAGTCCATCCATCCCTTTCCCTGATGATGTTGCTAAAAAGAACGTCTTCCTTGGATCTCTTAAGCCT